CCAGGAATCTAAACTGTCTAAGAGCCTTCGCTCCCGGACAGAGGTAGGTACATATCGCTCCCACTGATTTAGATACACATTGTACCTCTCTTTCCACTTCCTTACGGTCGCAGAAAGAGAATATCGTGGGACTTGCAAGCATGAGGGCTGGATATCACAACGTGATGTCAAACCAACATCCCTGTAAACATGCTCAATACGGGCACGTACGTATGCAATCGTTCTAACTAGATGCGAATAATGACAGGCCAACCTATTATGAAACTCGACGACCTTTTGGAAGTCGAGCGGCCTATCAAAATCGCACTTCATCCTAAGGGGAGTGACTACGATGCCATTAAAGGCATCGCAACCACAAGCCTCGCGGAAGAAGCCTTGCGAGAACGATTTCTGCGTATTGACTTTGAGGTTATGAGCCTCTAGTCCCCTTACAACTTGCTTGAAGTATCGATGTTCGACGATGATATCATCACCGAATATTCGAATTCTTCTAGCATATTCATCAACCTTCTCTATAGAAGGAGGACGCGCTGCCAAGATACCATCGGCATCCATTATGGATGCCAAGGTCAAGGCGGCGCACACGATAGTGAGGATAGGGAAAGTTTTCCCGTCCCCCATAGGTGCGAACATTGACAGTCTTTTGACAGTTCCGTTTAGGAGCTTAACATAGGACGGTCGTGTGCAAGCCAGAGCTAAATAGTCGGCTCTGTGGAATAGATACGCAACTAACCCTAGCGGTATGCGATCAGACGCGTCGGAAAGGTCCAACGTGTCGTGACTGCGACTGTAACTGCCTAGGAGAGCAAGTTCCTGAGAGGGAACTTGATCCGTTGGCGAGTAACAATGACGTAACCAATTTTGGCTACACCATTCGCGGAGACACCCCCATTGACCTAATTGGCAGAAAACTGCTTCTTTAGGAGAAATGAAGATACCCCGAGGACCCTTGTAGTCTTTTGGGACCAACGAGAGCCTAGATACGACATGCCGATCGGCATGGTCGTACCTCGAGTTGACTGCGTAGTCTGCATGTAGCGAGGCGTTCGCAAAGAACATCTCGTGATCATACTTGACCCGCATATCATGAGGAGGATCTGAGAAGAAGTTCTTATCAGATCCCACCTCACCGCCAGTTACGGCCCCTGGTCCGTGCCTGGAGTATTTCGCCACAGATTCTTGGCGGAGGTCCAGAATCGAACCAGATACTCGAATAAGGTACTTAGCAAGGCGAGTGACATTTGAACTTTCGTCACGTCGCCAGGCACGAGTGCCTTTTTCGGTTGAGTCGAATCGTTTTGCGTATTCATCTTCTTGCTGTGTTGTATAAGGCTTCGGTATTTTGAGTGCGAATGACAGGATCTGGTATGCATCGCGGAAACCCGCGGGGCGCATGAGCTCATCTCTCGACCATCTGAAGTATCCTTCCGGATACCCAGGACAGCCGAAGTACGAGTGCATGTTTATAGCCCAAAACGCATATTTGATCTCATCAAACTCACTCTCGGCAAGCTCCAACAACTCTTTTCTAAGAGTTCCGAGCTCATTATAAGCGATAAAATCACGCTTATAAACCACGCCGAGGTCTAGGCACAGGCACCTAAAAACACCAATATTGGATGTATTCATACTAGCACCACCTATATATATAGGGCCGTACCACGAATGGCAAACCCATACGGGTTCCTCAGTTAACAGACTTAGTTATCAAGGACTTGTCCTAACCTCTTCGAAAGAAGAAGAAAGAATTTGTCCGCGAAAACTTCGTCACTGCAACGACGAATATCCTGTAGTTCAGCAATGGACATAGGGATATAGGTCAGTACATCAACGACATCGTTCGTAAGTTTAACTTTGAGCGCCTTTTGGACGCCGCGGGTAAACATAATCAAACGAAGATCGTTGTGGTAAGCACTAGGCTTTGCATTACTCATATGAGTAGTGGTTTAACGTTTATTATTCGCTAAACAAAAGCTCAGTACTCGCCGTTGTACATTGCGGTCAGAAGCGCTCCGTCGGACGCCAAAAGGGCGCCGAACAGAATGCAAGCAGCCGCTTTCCACTCCGCAAGTGTCATATCAGCCGGAATATCCGACTGAAAGGCACATTTCGTCTTAGTTGACGAAACCGGGTTCGACTGAGCGTCGACCCGCTGCAGGGTTTGATCAACAGAGAAAAGACTCCGTTGAACATCACCAGCAACCTTTCGGGGCTGGTGGGAGATACGAATAATCGTAGGAGACAACGAACCGAGAGCGGTGTTGATCCGACGATAGTCGTTAGCAGGGGAGATAGTGCGATTGTAATCAAGCGCAGTAGCTCCGAGTTGAGTCGAACCGATCTGATTAGTCAGAATCGGCTTAACACTGAGGACGTCATTCATGGTACTAGGTTTAGTTTAAGAACGAGTGGTTACCGACCACTCCGCAGGCCGAGCGCGACAAGGCAGCTAAGAAATATGTTATACATATTCGCTCCCTTAGCACGCGCTGAATCGAAGGGCGACGGCGGTGCCCTTAATACTCGATTATAGTGTGAGTATTCACCACGCAAGACATCGTTATTAACCCATTGCTTCACCGCAACTGGCGAGGAAGATTCCACGCTAGTAATGTTGGCGAGGTGCTGAGCGCTAACCTGTCTTGTGTATGAGTATTTGAACGAAGTCCAATACTCGCATTTGAACCGCGTATTCTTATTAAGGAATACGGAGTCTAGTACATCATCGACGGCAACCAACCAATCTACCATAAAGCTGAAAGGAATTACTTCCCAACAGACACCTAGCGGGTTTGCACCCGCCAGTCGATAGTACATGTTGTAGAACTGATTGTCCTCTTCGATAGCAGGAATAGATTCCTGCACACGAACGCCATCGATACGTCTTAGTCCAAACTCTTCACCGAGTTTCCAGTACCCTAAGAAGGAATCCTGGCCGGATGGAGTGTAGAATGCATAGCGGTTAACATTACCTACACGATAGCAGGTAATAGTACGCTTTCGAGCCTTAACACCTTTGGACAAGATCTTAGATATAGTTCTAACATCCTGAACAGTGGGCGCAAGCCCAAACGCATACCCAAGTTGCCCTTCACGGAGCAGCCTCAAGAATTCCTGAATCGTTTTGGAACAAGTTCCTCGACGAATGGCTTTCAAGAGGTTTGCTGCGTTACGAAGCAACCCGCGTTTTGTGAATAACCGGTACAAATCCGGTAGATCACGACTCTCGATCGCAAACGTAGTAAGATGAAACTCGTCGAGTTTCTTTACAACGGCAGCCGGGAGTTCCGCTAGCTTGTCTGCTGGCATCGTCAGACCCATCTGATTATCGATCCCTAAACGGTAATCGAAACCAGCGTAGGCTGACGCGGCCATCCAAGCGTTCCAGTCAGGAGAAAAACTCTCCTTAAAGAACGTTTGTGTATAGATCTTCGAAATAGGAGATCCATACTTTGATAAGGCAGACATTGCCGAGTCCGTACAGTAATCATACTTACGGAATCTCGGTTGTATGCGACGAACATGATCCACGTACTTCACGCGTCTGTCAGTGCTGAGCTCGTCTGTCATGACTTCAGAGTCATTAAAGACAAGGCTCATCATTGCATTCGTTTGAGGTTGCGCTACATCACCTGTGAGCCGAATTGGAAAACAATCGGCAAGCCCATAGATGCCATTAACTTTAGTGGCACTATATGTGTATTTACGCTGTAAAGCGTTAGATACTGGGTTCACTTCGGTGCTGCGGCTACGTGTTCTCATGTTTGTAAAAAGAAGAGATCCC